GAAATGTGCGTCCGTCAAGCAGAAGAAATTGAGAAGGCCGGCATTAGTGCCGCGCGGAGCCGGCATGATAGTGACGCGTGGCAGTTTTTCAGACAACGCTGCAACAGTTGCGTCCAAAATGGCGCGTTGCTGTTGCACATCCGCCCGCTCCATAATGTGCTGCGTGATAACCCTGCCTTCGGCATTAACGAGCGTCGTCTTGCCTTTGATAGCAAGACCTGCCGTTGGCTCATAAACAGCGCCAGCCTCTTTCGTCTGGCGCATGTAAGTGCCGTTCGGCGTCTCGGTCAGGCTTTTGATCGCATAGCCTGGAAGCGTAGCCGACGGCCCCAACAGCCCCATCTCCGCCGCTCGCTTGATGCTCTCGTGGAATGCCGACTTCTTAATGCCGAGCGCAGCGGCAGCCTTAACCAGCGTGCCGTGCTCGCGGTAAGCCTCCGCGCGACGCAGGAGTTCTTCGTGTGAAAGCTTCATCTAGTGTCCTCTTGCCGCAAGCATGGCGTCGGCGAGTGCATATGCCTCGCGGGCAATGCTCTTGTCAGGCAAGTCTTCTTCGTTCTTCTCAAACATCTGAAATCCGCGTTGCTGTAGGGCGCTCATCGCTTTCGCGGCGAAGTAATCGCGCAGCGTCATGCCTTGCTCGACCTTGTGAGACTTGCGCCCGTAGAAATCCGGCCCCGTCTCAACGGCGAGCGGATAAGCTGGCCCGCCTGTCTTGATCTTGCTCATGCCTCACCTCGTGCTTTTGCGAGGGCTGAGCGAATGGGCTGTAATTCATCTTCGCGAAAGCCAAACGACCACATCTTTTCGAGCGCATCTTCCAACGCTTCATACAGGTCCGGACATGCAGAGATTAGACGAGCGTCTGCACCATTGTGCGTTGATATTTCGCAAATCTGATTGTCATGGTTATGCTTGGAGCAAACAAACAGGCCCAGGTGCCTGTCCTGTGTTGCTTGCCAAGGCCCCGGCGTAAAATTAGGCGCACTCGCGCCCTGTCTGTCATGGGACATACAGTCTCCTCGTGTTTGGTTGGTAGCCGTGGTGAGCGGCGCAAAAGGAAGGATGGAATGTCTCGATAAATGTGGTGTTAATGGACAAATAAAAAAAGCACGGAGCTTGTTGAACGCGGTGCGCCATAACATACGCCGGAACCAGTTAAGTGATCCCTCCCCGTTATCCACATTTGCCCCAAGATGTTACGCACAATATCTAGATGTTGAAGCGTTGCAGCAAACCATTGCTTGACGCTCAACGATGTGTACATCAAGACTTATGCCGGCTTGGTGAATTGGCAGTCTAAAAATGCAGATATTTTGCGATGAAAGTGGCGGATGTGATGTTGCTGACAAACATACTTTTCTCGTGTCTGCGATTGCGATAAATACTCGCGACGCAACAAACGTATTGAAAAAATTTCGCAAAATCACGAAGGCAAAAGGAGAAATAAAGGGCGGGCTACTGCAGGATAGTCACAGAAAAACCTTCTTTGATATTCTTTCGGAAGAAATCGAAAATAGCTCTGTGATCGTAACAAGTGCAAACTCTACTGATCTAGGCAGATGGGCGATTAAAGCACTAGGTGAGCGTTCAATTTATCATAGAATGCTTGGCGAAGCATGCGCGTCCTTTGATAAAAAGGAAGCAAGTCGCGTTAACATTTTCCCCGATAGCGGCAGATACTCCAAACACGAATTGTCGTGTATTCAGAAGGATCTGGAGCGGAAACTGGGCGAAGTTTACGGTGTACCCGTATCTATGTCATTTCACGATAGCAGAAGCCAAGATGGCATACAGTTAGCTGATATTGTGGCAAATTCAGTTTATCAACTCTGTGGCGCAGGAGTTGACGAGTTTCATACGCACGAATTTTTCCAACAGCTCGTCGAAAAAAACAGATTCGTGGTGAAACCAACAACTTACGATGGCGACAAGCCAAACTGGCTATAAAAAAGGGTTGCCAATGGCAACCCTTGAAAAAGAAACGTCGACGTTCTAGCTTGATTCCCACTTCAAGTTACTAGCGGTGCCAGTTGGCCCCTCCTGGGCGGGCGCTAGGCGTGATCACCTTCAAAGATGAAAACTTATCCTGACGTGCTCAGTTTATAACTCATATCTGACGGCCTCGTCAAAAGAATTTTCACGTTTTTCGTGAATCTAACGTGAATGTGTACCCCGCAGAGAATTGGAACTTTTTGGGTGTCGAAGGTTGAGTTGGAAGCCTCCTCGGCGCCTTTCTTTTATGTCCTCCCCCGCGCCGTCGTCCTCGTCGCCATGATGTTATCAATCCGTTCTGTGAGCCCGTCGATGCGATGCGCCACGCTTTCGATGGCCCGCATGATCTGCGACGTCTGTTCCTGCATGCCTGCCTTGGTGGCGAAAGTTTCGGCCGCGCGCAGCTTGTAGTCGGAAAGCTCCTGCCTCGTGAGTGAGGCAAGAGCTGTAGCCGCATCAGCTTTCGCCGCGTTGCGCGTCTCGGCTTTCGCGATCTGGCTTTCCACGTATTTCCAAAGCCCGAACAGAAAGCCCATCAGCATCACGATAAAGCCGACGACGGCCATGATTTCAGCGCCGGTCATCCGATAATCCCCCTTGCCGCTACGCCCAGCCATAGGCAGGCCAGCCATACCTTTGCGTAGGCATACTGCGCCCTCACGGCCGCACCCCGCACATTTCTTCTAGTTTCGTGTTCTCCGCGAGGATCTGGCGCTTCGTGCCGTCGGTCAGGCTATCCTCGACACTCGGGCGGACAGGCCGCGCTACGTCGCAATAGCTACCGGCTGTCGCGCATCCACCGAGACAGAGCAGCGTCAACATCACCGCCGCCAAGCTTGCTGGTTTCATCTTCGATTTTCCTTGCTTTGTTGGCGGCTTTCAGCCGATCGGCGGTAGCGCTTGTGGCATTGTCCGCCCTGCCCTTGAGGTAAGCACCCGCTAGAATCGCCAGGGCTGCAGCGATTGCCACGGCCCAGCCTGTGATCTTGGAGCGGAGAGTTAAGAGCCAGGTCATGTCGGCACTCCCGTCAAAATAAGCATGCGCTGCTGCCCTGTGAGCGGCAGCAGGTAGCCGTCGCGAGTTTCGGTGGCATCGCATACCGTGAGTTTTGCGTTGTCCCACTGCCGCGAGCCGTTATCGATCCTCACCGTGGCCGTTCCCGCGTCGCTGTCATATTCAATGGCAACCCTTGTGAGGCTCACACCGCCACCCTCTTCAGTTCGAGCCTGCCGCTCTTCCAAAGCCAGAAGCCAGCGCCTGCAGCGACCAGCAGGAGCGCGACAGTTGCGAACGCCCAAGGGTTAGAAACCGCACCGATAAGGCCAGTAACAAGCGTGCCGCCCGTGCCTGCGACGATCGTCTGCACGGTCTTGTCCTGCAGCAACGGCACGTCGTCAGGCTTGGCATCCTCGACGGCTGCGGGTTTCATTTCGCGGGCCGCCACCAGGCTGTCGAGGAAGTTGCGGTAATAGCCTGCGATGAGGCTGGCCTTGTCGCTGCCGTTGACGATAGCGCGGGCATCCTGTGGCGCAGCCCAGCCACTACCGAAGTAGTCCGCCAGCCGCTTGCCCGTGAACTTGCCGTTGATCATCCCGTCAAAGAGGACGCGGACGGCTGTGCTGTCCTCCAGTGCCTTTTCGGGCGCATCTCCGAGACCGTACTTTCTGTAGTTGTCGCGCCCGGTGATCTGCGCCAGCCCACGACCGCGGTACAACCAGCCGTCGTTCGGTCGGGTGTTGCCCATCCTGCCGCCGTAGACCTTGTTAGCCAAGGCTTGCGGATTACGGACATAAGGCTGCGCGGCACCTACCGTGCTAAACCGGCTGGGCCATGTCTTCTTTATCTGGGCGGCGGTCGTGTAATTGAGGTTTTCTTCGATCGGTTGCATCTTGCCGCCGGTCTCGTGGAATGCTGTGGCTAGCACATAAGCCGTCTGCTCGTCAGGTAGGCCTCGGCGCTCAGCTTCAGCCAAAATTGCCGATGTGCCGTCGACCTGCGCCTGGCTCAAACGCCCGCCAAAAGGCGCGCGCCTCGCATACGCGAAGAACGTTGTTTTGTTCATGGGGATATCCTAGATTGCCCGAAGGCTTGGGAGATATTTATGAAGCGTTTGGGAATCGCTGCACTCGTTATTGGCGCGTGGGCAAATACAGCTATTGCAGAGGATTACGACTGGTCAGGCATCTACGGCGGGGTGAGCCTCGGAGCCAGATGGTCGAAAGTGGACGTCCAGCCTGATATAGTCCTTGGGCCAGACTACAGTAGCTCAAGCGGCAGCGGTATAACTGGCGGCGGATTTATTGGCTACAATTTCACGGCCGGGAACTGGGTATTCGGACCCGAAGTATCCGCAGCATTTTCTGATTTAAAAACTTGGGCCCTAAAACAGGAATTTGATCACTGCAATTGCTCATATCAGAAATACTTGCGGACGAACGCCACTGCATCCATCAATGCTCGTTTAGGCTATGCGATAGGGCCAACATTGCCGTACATAACTGCTGGATGGACGCGTGCATGGTATACCGCCGCTCTAGACCTTAAGGGCTTCTACGGCGATTCTGGCGACGAACATCCATTCGAGAAAAATGGATGGAATGTTGGGCTGGGAATCGATTACGCATTCACAGACAACCTATTCGCCCGCGCCGAGTACAGGTATCACGACCTTGGACGCATTAGAGATGCACAGGGATGGAAGTTTGATTATCGTCAGCACATGGCCACGTTAGGCATCGGTTACAAGTTCTGACGGCCATTCAAACGCGGGCAATTCAGCCAAGAAGCCTTCAACACTTGGCTGCTCGCGTTCGGCTTTCTGCACTTTTGCCAGTTCGGCCAGAGCATAAGCCCAGACCTGATCCCGCCAAGCGACAAAAGTCTGCGCCTCAGCCGCCCATTCCGGCACCGTCGAGTTGACGTAGCTGGCGAGTGAGTTGCCGTCGTCGTACTGCTTAGCCTGCGCCTTGCCGTCGATAAGAGACTGGATGGCTTTGCGGTAGATTGCCACTGCTGCGGCCAAAGATGCTGCCTGTTTCGTCTCTGGCGTTATCATGAGCTCGTAATTAATCGGCATGTTCGGCCTCCGATGCATCTTCTGGCTCAGATGGAGCTACTTCGATAGGGGCGGCGATATCTGGCAAGGCAATCGGCCCGTCTGCAGTAACTGTGATCGATTCCGGCGCGTCGACGTGGCCCAAAGTCTTGTACGGCAGCACCACTGTGAGCCGGATTTCATCACCTACTCGCGAAGCCACACCGTCAATAGCGCTGTTCTGCATGGCTTCTCGCGGTAGTTCGGCCGCATCAGGCAAACCTGAGAAATCGAGCGCGTCGCCATTAACAATCAGCGTATCGCCGTTTTTGACAAGGACGACATCAGGGTGGTCATATCTGGGGGAGAATGAAATTTTGAACATCAGAACCACCTTGTCAAAGCCATTATCGTTACAGGAGTGGTGTCGCCAGCTGATAGCGTTCCTCTGAAAGCGAAACGGAACCTGTCCAACAGGGGGCGATTTACTGTCTGTGCTGCAGTCGAAAGCGCGGCATTGGTTGCACTGGCATCGCCTATAACGACAGTCTGGCTTAGCGCTGCTATTGCCGTTGCCGGATACGTATAATCTTGATACGTGGCGATACCCCAGTCAGGTGTAACCGTTCGATACATCAACTGTGTGCCATCTGCGTACCGATAGAACGAACCATTGCTGTTCGATCCGAACTGCCCGCCTGTTATGCTGAGCCATTGACCCCATGCGCCACCTGAATTTCTGGTACGCACATACATCACGGTGTTATTATTGGCGGGATTGTACCTTGTCGCGGTCTGTCTAACAGCAGTTGTACTGATCGGATTGTAAATCGCTTGAGTTTCAACCCACCAAAGACCAGAGTTTTCAGGGAAATTTGCGCCGCCTGCTGTCCACGTATAAAGCCCGCGATCACCGGCAACCAGACTATTCAGATCTGTATTGGTTGATGACGGCGCGTAATTACCAAATAAACCAAGGACCATCTGAGCCAGAGCGTCGCCCGATGGAAAATCACGCAGTATCGGAACCGCACTGGCATCAGTCGCAAACCATTTGTTAGCAACCAATGAAATCGCCGCCAACGCCTGAAGATTGCCGTTGCCCAGAAGCTCAATAAGCGTCGTCGTCTGCGCAGTCACACGAGCGCCGTCGGGCAGATAGCGCGCCCTATAAGGCGCATTGGTCAGGCTCGTGCCAGTCCACGGCACCGTCAGCGTCAACGACGTATTGCTGTTCACGCTTGCGATTATTGCCGTCAGGTTCTGGATCTGGAGCGTGTCACCCGGCCGAAAGGCAGCCGTCGTGAACATGGTTCCTGTACCGGTTACGGTCGTAGAACCATTGGCAAGCGTAATCGTCCCGGTCACATAGTCGGGCAAAACAGCCATGAGTTTACCTCCCCGCGCTGTTGACGCGGTTCTTTCAAATTAGATTTTGATGAGCATCAGCGCTTCCAGACAAGCGCCTGAACGGTGCCAACGACATTCGTAATGGACGTCGTTCCACTGCTGTTCAGAACTTCCACCTTCACGGCGTAGACGTTGTTCCCGGCAACTGAGCTGAAATCAACATTACTGCCTGAAAGCGTAAGGGTTACCGAACCATTGGACGCTGTTGCCGTGTTGGAAATAATTTCCTTGCCGGTCGTATTGTTCACGATGGACAGCTTGAGTGTGATCGAACCGCCACCAGAACCGGTGCCGAACGTCATGGACAGATTACAACCAGCAATGATTTTGTTGCCGACCGGATTTGAAACAACGAGTGCTGCGACGGGCCCGGTGGAACTGTTGACCAGCTGATTGAACGGAGCCGACGAAGCTTCAGTCACCGATCCGAAATCAAGATTGCTGGTTTTCACCTGCAAGTTGCCAATTTTGGCAGTTGTGATTGCCGCGTCTTGAATTTGGGCGGACCCGATAGTGACATTCACGATCTTCGCCCAGTCCATCACGAAGCCTTCGCCGTACATCACATTGTTCTGGATGACGAAAGGTTTGAAGAACTGGGTTCCGTTTGAGAACGCGATCTGTTCAGCGATGAAGGCAATACGCGCCTGAGTGCTGGTCACGTCGAGAAACATACCTGCACTCTTGAAGTTGTCGGCTGTCCCGCCTCGCACTTCCATGCCGATACGGGCATTCCATCCTGAAGGGGCAGAATAAGTGCTCATTCGAAAAGTAGCGTTGGCCGACACCTCATTGATGTTGGACGATAGCTGCGTGAGCAGGTCTGCCTGCGCCTCCACATCATCCTCAACACCGTCAACGCGTACCTGCATCAACTGAATGATGCTGGCACCTGTATTGTCCCAGAGTTCAGCGTTGATGCGTGTCAGCTGCTGGCCAATGGCGCTGTTTGGCCCGGTGGCGACGATAATGTCTTCCTGCCACTGGGCTTGTGCAGTTCCGAACGTGCTTGTTAATTCGCGACGAATGGCCTGACGATCAGCATAATTACTGTTGTGGTTATCCGACGTCGTCGTCGCCAGTTCTTCCGCCTGTCTGATCAGTTCGCGCACCTGCGGCCCGATCCAACCGAGATAGCCTTTCAGATCGTCAGCGAGACCTTCGTAATCGATAGGGTTTTGGTCGCCCTGCGCATTCAGCGTCCGAAATGGCTTAGCTGCAGACCAGGCCACAGCGCGACCGTTATCGACACGCAGCTTCGTGCGCACAAACCAGTCGGTAAGCGAGGTCAGGCCTTCAACCAGCAGAACGTTCACGACGTCCCACGTCACGAAGCGCTTGAATATCTGGCTTGGATCGTTGGCCGGCCAATACTCGATATCGACGCCGACAACAGAGATGTCGTCGATCGTATCCCACAGCAAGCGCGCTCCCGGCAGTTCCCCAGCGCCATCCGCCTTCACGATCGTCGGAATGACATCAAAGTTCTGCACCTCTGCCAGATACTGCGGCGGCGGTACGACAATGATATTCGGCGGATTGGTTTCGTATGCCGTCGGATCGAAGACACCATTGCTGATCTGCTGCAGCGCAATCGAGATGTCGCGGGCACCATCCGTATTGATCCCGCCAAGCTGCCGGGTCAGCACCTGATACGTGCGGTCGCCATACTTGGCGCTATTCCAGCGAACCCACCGGCCTTCCTTGATCGTGTCGAGGAACTTCGGATGAACGACAATTTCCGCCGATGCCTGATAACGAGCGCCACGAATGGCGATGTCAGCCAGCCGGTCCACCTGCCGCACATCGGTTACGGCAGCGTAAGGAATGGCGCTGGCAAGCGTTTCGCGATCTTCAGCAAGTGCGCCAGCATCAATGCGGGTAGCCGCGTCCTTCGTTTCATAGAAGTCATCCGGCGAGACATAAGAGGCCGCAACCGTGTTGATCAGTTCGGTACGCTTGCGTTTGGCGCTAAACCGCAAGGGGGCGCCGCGCTTGATATCGGCGTCAGTGATCGTCGCAACAATGGCCTGCGGAGCGCCCGCAATTGGGAACTCGCCGTCAACCCGTTCGACCCACGATCCGCACATAGCTTCGAGGATCGGCGAAAGGTTGGCATCGTGGTTAGCGCCGGGGCCGTCCTTAGCAATTGCATGTGCGCGATAACGCTTCGAACCATCCGACATGACTTCGTCGCAGATGTTCGCTGCCTGGGTGTATTCTGCCAATGGCAGGCGGCTTGCACGAACGGCCTTGCCGACCATGCGCTGGGTTCCGTTGAAGAAACCGCGCTCCAGATTGTAAATCTGAACAGGTGGATTATCGGAATATTCCCACGTGCTTTGGTCATTCCAGCGATGTGAGCCCGATCCGCCCATCGTGCTGTCCTTGCGCCAATCATAAAGCGGCGCGCCGACGACTTCGAAGAGTAGCTTTGCAGGCGAGGTCAGGCCATCACCGTTCTTGCGTAGCTCCGAAAACACGATTGCATAGGCAACGCCTGCACCGCGATGGTTCGCAGTCCAGCGCCCGGCAGGGCGGGCATTATTGATCAGTGTCGGCTCTGCTAGCTGATCCATCGTGCCGTAATAGAACTTCACCCGAACATTGTCGTGATCGTCGCCGCTCGTACCTTCGTTCGGCACCAGCCAGTAGCCGTCAGCGTCTTGCTGTACTAGCGAACGCCACTCGCCATTGTAGCGAACACGCGGAACAGCCGTGATGCGGAAGCTCGACAGGACAAACACATCCTGAATGAGACGCCCGCCGCTGCCGTAGCTGTTGCGATAGATGTGATGGCCTTCGGTCGCACAGGTACCGAGAATGACCGAGCGCGGGATATTGGCGCCATACTGGGTTTCCAGTTCTGAGGCGCGACTTTGCGTCTTTGGAGGAAACAGCGCGTTGACGGCATATTTCAGCGCAATGCCGAAGGCTGTCTGTGCGATACCGGCAAGGATCGGACTCGCTGCGGCCCATGCGGCCACGCTCGACACGATCCCGCCGATAGCGGTGAAGATAGGCGCTAAAAATGGCATGCGGCGGCCTCATAGGCGCAACAAAAAAGGCCCGCTGCTGGCGGACCTTCAAAGGCGCAAATTGTCGTGGTGGTTAGCTGCCGACCTTGTAGGCCTGCTCGATTTCGGTCACCGGATAGAACGTGAGCCCTTGCGGCTGCTTGACCGCAAAGCCAGAGCCGCAAATGAACCCGGCGACGTATTCGTCATTGATCAGCATCACGCCGACATCACCCCGACGAGCAGAGAGCCTATTGACCGGTTCAAGCTGGAGAAAGGTTTCAAGCACGTGTTTGACATTCTCGCAGCCATTGGCGCGCATCTTGCGAGCTGCGCCGGCTTCGGTTTTGTACTTGCCGCGGAACTCGGCAAGCGGGTCTTCTCCGGTAACCGCCTTGATCGCATCTGCGGCAGTCATCAGACAGTCTGAAATGCCCCACTCAGGCAAGATTGACACGTGAGCTGTTGCAAGGTCTTCCAGCGCCCGATCCCAGCCGGGGACCCTAGCCGAATTTGATTTTGAAGAATTCATTCTTGATCCTTGCTGCGTACTCGAAAAGCATATCGCCGGGCGAAACAAGTTGCTGGTCCTCATGTGAGGCGTAGCGATAGCCCTCGCGGAAATTGTCAACTGCGCCGGTTTCGATATGGCCTTCAAGCCAGACTTCGTCGCTTTCCTCCCGGTGATCGATCGTGTCGACATATCCGTACCAGGTTGGTTCGGCGTGAAGGAAAGCATTCGTGTCCGGATCGAAATAGAAATCGTAGAACGTGACAGGACGGTTCTTGTAATCTTCCTGCTCGATCAGGCCGAGTTTGTCGGGCGTCAGGCCAAAGTCGGCAGCAGCCGGAAGGCGCATCGTCACAGGCTGTGCAGCCGTGCCGAGCGCATACATCGGCTCATCGATATCGATGATGGTGTTGCCGTGATAGGTCAGGCCACCATAGTCAACGCTACCCTTGCCTGAGAAGAACCCGTAGATGCCGGTGCCGAACTCGAACTTGACGGCAGAGGCGATCTTGCCCCTGCCCTCGTCGAGCAGTTGCTGTAGACGTGCTGGGAAGGCCATTAGTTACCGCCAAATCATCGAAAGGGTGGATTGAACCGCGCCCAGCTGATATCTGGCCGGCATGATTAGAAGTGTTTGCATGTTGATTGTCGGTTTTGGTGCAAGGTGTTCTTCGCCTTGGAAATCCAGCCCAAGCAGTAGAAAAAACGGGCTGGTTATATCAGCAGTTCGGAGACCAAGGCGTAGCTTTCGGTATGATCGCCCTTGGCGCCGTCGCATTGGTCATAGGCGCCATTATGTTCAACAACACCTGGGTTCGTGCTATTCGCGCTCGGCGCCAACGGTAGGCAAGCCTACTTCGGCACCTCAATCAACTGAAACGACGCATCGGGAAACTTGCCGTCGCCAATTTCCCACGTCTTCGGCATTAGCCGCATGTTCATCACCGGGCTCTTGAAGCGAACTGCCGCGCCGACGGTGATATAGGACGGCAAGAATGGCTCGATCTTCACCTGCAATGTCGTGCTAGCCGCTGTGGCATTGGCGACGATGCGAGCGATGAAGTTGTAGTCGCCAATCGTAAAGCCAACCAGATCGCCGTTCATCAGCTTCAGGCCGACGGCGACGCCGTTAAGCGTGAGCGTGTTACCGTTGATCGCGCCCATAGTTGCCGTACCGGTAATCGCCGAGTTGTTTGCGTCGCCCCAGTAGGCTTGCGGGATGCAAACATGCTTGGGCGTATAGTGCACCGTCACCTGACCGCCCCGGCACCGATCAATGAACGCCTCAAGCAGATTGCGCTTGGCATTCGTCAAATCGGTGACTTTGGCGGTCCATGTCCAGAACGGATCGCCGTTCTCAATCGCTGAAATCGCCCGATCACCATACTGAGACATGGAAACCGGGCGATTCAAGACCGGGAAAGTCGGCTGATATCGAAGGCTAGTCGGAAGCAGTTCAGCCATTACTTTGCCAGTCCTCTCGAGTTCACCTGCCGCAGATCGCGCGCTGTTCGAACGGCACCTGACTTATCGTAGGAAGCCAGCCCCTGTTTTACGTTGCGCTGTGAGATGCGTTCGACCTCGGCCTGCCAGTTGCCGTCGCGATCCACAAAGACACGCACGTCAGCGATGCCGGATTGCGCTTGCTGCGTCGCAGCAGATGTGCGCAGGATCGGCATGGATGGCGCGCGCAAAGGTGATCCGCCGTCTTTCAGTCCGATAACACGCCCGCTATTGATGGCTTCCAGTAAAGCACGGTTGCGCTTTGTCGCTGCCGCATTTACGACGAATTCCTCGTCGCTCAACATCGCCGGGATTTTGTCGCCACGCGGCCCGCCAGGACCGCGAACAATGCCACCACCTGCTCGCTTTACTGGTCCACCGTTTTTACGGAAGATGCCACCCAGAACACCGAATAAATCGAAGCCCCCCTTGTCGGTATCGAAGATGTTCGCAAGGCCGATATCGATTAGCTTTTGTGCGATGCGGCCAAGAGCGTTTGCGAAGATCTCAGCCGACTTTGCGCCGTTTAGGAAGTCATCAGCAATTCCGCCAACAAGATCCTTTTGGAAGGCCGCCATATCTTCAGCGGTTTCCCGAATACGGTTCTGCGCCTCCGCAAGCTTATTGGCCTCGGCGCTAGCTAATGCCCACTGGTCCGCCGTCTGCGCAATCTGCGCTCGCAGCTCAGGTGTGAGCGCAACACCCGCCTTTTGCGCCGCATTGAGCAGTTCCTGCTCCGTGCGCGCCTTCTCCATGGCATAGCCATAGTCATTGATCAGCGGGTTGATCTGGCGCTGTGCTTCCGTTTCCGCAATGAGCGCAGCCGTGCGATCGGTGACGCGCTGCATGTTATCGTCGAACCGCTCGGCAGGCGTTTTCTTCGTTCGACCCTTCTTCTTGTCGTCTGGTGTAGTGGCGATACCGCCGCCGAAGCCTGATGGGGTTGAGGCGAGAATCTTTTCGGCGCGCTTCTTTTGGGCTTCCAAATCACCTACGGCGCGGCTCAAAATACCAGCTTGTGCTTGCGCTTGGTTTGCCGCGTACTCAAGTGGCTGAAACTCAAACCCCGTCATCTCTTTGAAAGAGTTTGCTCTGCCCAACGCTGTGTAGAAGTCGGCGTTTGCTTGCGCTTCAGCCGCCCGAGCCGCTTCAAGCTGCAAACCAATCTGCTTGACCAATTCAGTTTGGTATTGACG